ACAACCATCTCTTCGTCTGTACCTAAACTATCACTTATATATTTTATTGTTATGTTTTTACCTGCAAGAGCAGAACTAAAATGAACCATACCTTTTAAATCATCTATGTAATAAGAGCCGTTAACTTGAGCGTACTGTGGATCTATACCATATCTTTCACCTAAAACTAAATCATAAGTACCATCATCGTATTTATCTATTTGATCCATTGGTTGATTTGATTTGTATTTACGCCATCTTTCAGACTCATTTTTCAATTTTAAACTATCAGGTTCACCGTTAAATCTAACAGAAACATCGTCTACTTTGTGACTAAGAACATCAGCTATTGTACCAGTTGCTGTAAATATTGTTCTTACTGATATTACAACGTACAACTCATTATACAAAGAAACATCTATATCTGTTAAACTTTTTGTTACATCTGTAGCAGCGCCGTCATCCCATACTATTTCTCCTCCAGGTATAAAAGAAGGATTTACATTTATTTGGTGTAAAGGAGCGTTTGGACCAGAGTTGTAAGGGTTTGTATTGTTTACTCCTGGAGCTGTACTTAAACCAAATTTTATTATACCAGGACCGTGATTAGTACCTGCAGCGTGAGAATTAGCAGTTGCTTGTATATCTAAAGTATTAAAATTAGATACATCTATTTTTTGCCAAACAGCATAACATCTACTAGCGGGTGCGCCAGCAAAAACAAAATAACCTGTATTAATAAGTAACTCACCACCAATAATATCTACAGTATCAGCAGCATTAAATCCAATACCATTAGTACTACCAGTGTTAGAAACATTACTAGCAGACCAATCTGAATTAGCAAATGTTCTGCTAAAATCACCATTATCAACAACCTCTTCATCTGTTTGAAAAATAAAACTACCATCAGCTTGTTGCTCTGGTGCTAAAGGGTTTGATGTTTTTGCAGCTGGATATAACACGTGTTCAATACCAGCGTCATCACACCAAGAAAACTTTACATAATTTACATAGTCATGTGGTAAAGGTAATTTTAAACTGTCAGGAACATTAAGCTCGTATGCTTTAGTACATTTAAAAGTATCGAAAGACATTTCTTGTAAACCACGTCTAGCGTGAAACTGAACATCTATTTCTCTAGCTTTATTTATTAACTTTTCTTCACCAACATAAACTATCATAAATTGATTTATAACTTCTTTTAAAGTTATAAACTGATAATTACCATAGTTATCAGGATCTTGATAGTATTGTTGTTGCGTGTTTTGTAATATTCCCATTTATCTAAGATTTTTCTTGTTGTATGTCTTTAGCTTCTTCTTGACTACCTATTTGATATATTTCATTACCCATAGTTATACCTGCTAATTGACATATCTTAATAACTAAATTATTTTCTTCAGCAGCATGTAACTGAAAATTTTGCGAACCATTTAAATTATATAAAGCTTCTCCATTTGCAACTACATAATTCCACTTAGGTATTACAGGTTTAACAACGTAATTTGCTTTAACTTGCGTATTGCTAGTTATACCAACAGGGTATATATACAGCTTGTTATTTCTCTGGACATATACAGGATCTTGTCTTGTTGGTTTTAAAATTAATGAATTTTCAGCTTGAACTCGCTCTTGATTAGATAACTCAGACATAACTCTGTCTCTAAAAGTTATACTATTTATTAGATATGTGTTTGTTGGTTTTTCGTAAAAACCAGACGTGTTGTAGGTTAATATAGCTTCTCTTTTAAATATGCTAAGCTTTTCATCTAACAAACGTAACATATCAGAGTATTCTGTATCGTTACCAGGAACTCTATTGAACTGGTTTATATCATAAAAATATTGCTCAAATATATCTTTTTGTGCTTGATCAGCAAACAAGTTAAACTCTTGAGGTGTTATATAACCTCTTTGTTCTTTGTTAGCTATTGCTAATACTTTTTGATATACTGTATCTATACTTACCATAATATTTTTTATTGTAGTTTACGATCGCCCCGTAGGGCGACCGCTCTACAGTTTGATTACTTTAATCTTTTTTCTATATTTTTGTATATTTCCATACCTTCGTCGGTTTTAAACCAAGCAGCTAAAGCTGTGTACGGATGCTCATCAAAAGGTATAGTCATTATAGCTCGATCGTTAGATCCCCATAAAAAGTTTCTTTGATCGTTAGATAATTTAATAATACCTAGCTCAGTAGCTTTAATACCAAAATTTCTAAGTTGAACGTTATCATCAGAAGCTAACTCTAAGAACAAAGCAGGATTATTTCTAGCAAATACTAGTAAATCACGTTTAATCTCCTTAGAACTCATCTTAGATACACTAGAACCGTTCTCTACTCTCATTATAGCTTCTGCCATATCAATATCCATATCTCTAGCCATTAATATTGCGTCTGCTTCTAATTCTAATATTTCTATTTCACTAGCAGCGTTAACCTCTGGTTTAAACTCTCTAAATAAATTATCTCTGTGTGGGTGATATAAAGATAAAAACTTTTGTAATATAGTTTTTTCTCTAGGTACATTTAAAACACCAGCTCTAAATATAATATGAGATAATCTTTGATCACCTTTCATTTCATCAACAAAGCAAGTTCTTTGATTTTCACAATACTTTATTTCTCTTTCATAACCTAACTCTTCGTCAAACCAATATAATCCAGCAGATTTTATTGTGTATGTTAAAGGTTTTTTAGAGTTTTTTAAAAGATATGTTCTATCTTTTATTTCCCAGTTGTCAATTTTTTTAAATTTAGGTTCAACTCTTTTTGTTTGTGGTTGTTCTACAACCTGTGGCTCTTCAACAGCCACTTCTGTTTTCTTTGTTTTTTTTGCCATAATATAATATATAATAAAATTAATAAAATAAAAGCCGAGGCCGAAGCCTCGACTTTATAAAATAATGTTTACTTCATTAACATGAAGTTGTTAGCACCTTGTACTATTAAACATCTTTCTGATAAGTAGTGTATTTGCATTACATCTAAACCTGTAGTAGCCGCACCAACTGAACCAGTAGTCCAAGTTTTCATACGTCTATCATCAGTTTGAGAAGCTCTATATCTAACGTGTAAGAAAGGACGTCTTAGGTTTTTACCTAATACTTGATCGTACACAGTAGAACTACCAGCAGGAATAATGACACCTCTAATAGGATCAGTAGCATTTCTGTCGTTGATACCACCTCTTGTAGCTTTGTCATTTAGGTATCTGAAGTCAGACTTGTAGAAGTCATAAGAACCTCTTCTGAAACCAGAGAAACCTAAATTAAGTGCCATATCTTCAGAGTTGTTAAATACACCATAAGATGTACCACCAGCTCCGTAAGAGTTTAGAGAAGCTAACATATCATCAAAAGCAAGAGATGTACCTCTGTTTAAGAATAACATGTTTTCTTCAATAGCACCTTGATTATCAAACTCAGCTAAAATAGCATCAAACTCAGCTAAATCAACAGAAGGACTTAATCCAGTTACACCAGTAGTAATATTACCTCTAGTTTCGATAGCAGCGAATAAACCTTCAGTACCGAAGTCTTCACCAGCACCGTTAACAGTGTTATCAGCAGTAGATGAACCAGGAATACCTTTTACAGCTTCTAGCATAGTCATTTCTAAGTAGTCTGTAAATCTTGATCTAGTTTCACCTTCAGCTTTTAAGTACCATAAGTAACCTGATTGTCCAGCTTCACCAGTAATTTCAACCCAACCAACTTGAGAAGTATCAGATCCTGAGATCTCATAGTAATCTTTCATTATGATTGGCTTGTTAGTAAATGATTTGTGAGTTGGCTTAACAGTACCGAAACCATCAGTAGTTGAAGCAGTTCCACCTTGATCATTAACTCCTTTACCAAATTCAGAACCGATAACTAATAACGTTGCAGCGTTTGAAGTACCAGTACCAAAAGCACTAGCATCGTCAATATTTGGCTGCTCATAAGGTAAACAAGTTACGTCGTTATTAGAAACTGCAGTTACTAAACATTTGATAGCACCTTCACTAGTAGCAACGATAACCATGTCGTTAATTCTAACACCATGCTCGTCTGTACCAAATGAATTACCATCTATATCAGTAGTAATAGAAAAAACACCAGTAGTGTTGTTTACTGTACCGATATATGATAGATGTAATCTACCTTGCTCTGACCAAATAACTTGATCAGAAGTCATTGCTTCCTCAGCACTTATTTGAGATAAGAAACCTGAAATAGTTCTCGGTCCGAAAACTTCAGCTTCTTTCTCCATTAAGTCAGGAAGATATTGTTGCGCCCAACCAGCGGTTGCTTGCGCAGTAAAATCTATGTAGTTTGAAGATAGTGTTTGTTGCTTTGAAGCAGGAACACTATTTAAACTACCTGCGACCCCAGAATGCCCAGGGCCTGGATTTGAAATAGGCATAATTTTTAAATTTTAAATTGTTATTTATTGTTTTTAATTTTAAACTTAAAATCATTAGAGTTATCACCTAACACTCTTACTTTAATACCTCCAGCTTCAACTCCTCCAAAAGCTTGTCTTGGATTCATATCAACATTTTTAGATTTAGCTATACTTTCTTTTAAAGCGTCAGCTCTACCTTGTTCATAGAAGTGTTTAGCAACAGCGTCAGCGTTCATTGCTGTAAACAAAGATTTGTGATAACCCGCAGCATCTTCCATTTCATTATTTTTATTCAAAAACTTTTTGACAAAATTGTTAATGTCGCTTTGAGTTTCTTTTACCTCATTTGTATTTTTAACATTAAACCTATACTTTTTTTCACCAACGTTATATTCAAAACCTTTAAAGTTTTTATTAAATAAATTGTCAGATTTTAATTTAAAAGTATTTGTTTGA